TGGCAGAAGCACAAACAAGAGACTTAGATGGTGTTATAGAAAAATTAAATACAACATATCAACAAGAATTAAAAGATGAGGTAGAAGCTCAAAACTTCTTTTTAAATTAATGGCTAATAGTTTTAAAAATAAAAAAGTTGATCTAACAACTGCTGATTTAACTACACTGTATACAGTGCCAACTGCAACAACCACTGTTGTTAAATCACTGTTAGTAACAGAGGATGCTGGATCAGGAAGCACAATAACTATAACTTTAGTAGACGCTAGTGGTAATATATTTAATCTATTTAAAGATAAAGCTATTGCATCTAAAGCAACAACAGAACTTTTAACTCAACCTCTTGTCATGGAAGAGAGTGAGATACTTAAAGTGCAAGCTGCTGACGCAAACGAGCTGTTCGTCATAGCCTCAATATTAGAAATACAGCCAAGAGAGGTAACATCATAATGATAGAATTAAAACCAACAAAAGTAGAAACAACTTATAGACACAAAGAAACTGGAGAGCTTTTTAAGGAAAGAAAAGAGTGGGAAGCAAAAGGTTATAAAGAAAAGGACATGGCTCAAGATGTAAATGTTATGATGCCAAGTCTTGATTTATTTGGAAAAACAAAATAGAATAGATAAATGGCCATAACTAGAACTCAAATAGCAAAACAATTATTAGAAAAAGGTGGACGTGTAGGACTTAAAAATGGTCCTGCAGGTGGAGCGTCTGCTGGTGGAAACTATGGAGGTAATAGAAACCCAGAACAAACTTATGGTGGAGGAGATAGAAATCCTGGGTTAGAAGCTAATATAGATAGATTTGCTGCTGCAGAAGCTAATCGAGAACTTGCAGAAGAAATTAAATCTAAAAGAACTTTAAAAGATCTTGCTAGTAATTACATAAAAGACAGACAAAAACTTGGATATGGTTTATCTTTATCAATACCAGGACAAACTAAAAGATCTTCAACACTTCAAAAAGCATTTAGAAATTTTTTAATTAAAGAAGGTAAAATACCTCCTGCAACTTTAACAGGAGAAGAAGAAGATTTAGCAGAATTTTTTGTAGAAGATGCATTTAAGAATGAAGATTATGGAAACTTTTTAATGAGTGAGTATGGTCTTCCTGCTGTTAAAATGCGTGGTAATGTAGGTGGGTTATATGATACTGGCGGAGACGGTTCTAGTTCTAGTATTTTATTACCAGAAACAATAACGGCCCAAGCACCAAGCAACACGGAACAAGTAGCTGAAGGAGATAGCACAGATGAAAGATTATTTAGAAGATTTGCAGCAGAGGGTGGTAGCATGAATCCTAATGTTGTAGGTGGTAAAATGGATTTTGAATCTGCAAGACAGATGTATGGTTTAGGTAAACTTGTTAAAAAAGTTACAAGAACAGTTAAAAAGATTGCAAAGTCACCGATAGGTAAAGCTGCAATAGCAGGTGCTGCTTTACAGTTTGGTGGTGGATTTTTAAAAGGTAAAGGCATTATGGGTAGTTTATTTGGAACTGCAGGAAATTTAGGTTACAGCATGCCAGGTAGAGGACTTTTTACTCCAGCAACTAAAGGTTTATTTGGAACATTAGGATTAACAAAAGGCGGTGGATCTTTAATGCCAACAGCTTTAGGTGGTATAGCAGCATCAACATTAGGATCATATTTTTTAACACCAAAAGAAGAAGAGGATGAAGATGAAGATACAACATACAGAGGAGAAAGTTTAGATATTCCTATGATAAGAAGAAATCCTCAAGGGTTTTTAGCACCTAGATTTTTTGCTGAAGGTGGATCTACAGAGAAAGAACCTGTAGCTAAAAAGACTATGCCATTATTAGATATGGATGGTAAAGAAATGGATTTAAGAGCTGAAGGTGGATTTGTACCAATAGGTAGAATGGAAAAAGCTGATGACGTTCCTGCAAGATTATCTAAGAATGAGTTTGTATTTACAGCTGATGCAGTTAGAAATGCAGGTGATGGAAGTGTAGACAAAGGCGCAGAAGTTATGTATAACATGATGAAAAACCTCGAAGCCGGAGGTGAAGTATCTGAGGAATCGCAAGGCTTAGAAGGCGCACGTAAAATGTTTCAAACATCACAAAGACTAGAGGAAGTAATATAATGGCTGTACAAACTACAAGAACTTTACCCGCACAATTTGTTGAAGATCTAGGAAAAGATCTAGCAACACAAGTTGTAGCACAAACAGGTGTACCGGTTGTTTCAACAGGTATAGCTGGTATTTCACAACAGCCAGGCGAAGACGCTGCAGACTTTCAAGCAAGACAAGATGCAGCTAGAGCATTTACAACAAGACAACAAAATTTAGCAGGACTTGCACCACAAGTAGCAGGGCAAGATGCATTACAAACACAAGCACAAAATTTAGCTACTCAAGGTGTAGGTTCATTTGCACCTTTCTTACAACAAGCACAAACACAAGCACAAGTTGCTGCTGGATTAGGAACACAAGCTCTTGGACAATTAGGCGGAGTCGGAACTGGAGCAACTGCATTTCAACAAGACGTATCTCAATTTATGTCACCATATCAATCACAAGTTATTGATGCTACATTAGCAGAATTTGATCGTAATAAAGCTATACAAGAACAAAGTATACGAGATCAACAAGCAAGTTTGGGTGTGCTCGGCGCTGGTCGAGCGGGCGTACAACTCGCCGAGTTTGGTACGGGGGCGGCAAGAGAACGTGCATTATTACAAGCAGGACTCTTGCAACAAGGATTTGGTCAAGCACAACAAGCTAGACAACAAGACATCGCAAACAGATTTGGTTTAGCACAAGCTACGCAAGGTTTAGGTGCATTCCAATCTGGATTAGCTGGTCAACAAGCAGCACTCGGTGGACAACAACAAGCATTACAAGGCACAGACATTCAACGTTTAGGTTCATTGGGCGCATTGAATCAAGCGCAAGCACAAGCTAATCTAGATGCACAAAGAGAGGCAGCAAGACAAGCAGCGTTTTTACCACAAGAACAATTAGATAGATTTGCTGCACAAGTAACAGGAATTATGGGTGGATACCCTGCACAGTTCCAATCAACAAATATACCTAACCCTACACCATTACAAACTGCATTAGGTGTTGGTACAACACTTGCTGGTATCTATGGTGCAACAAGACCAGATGCTAATGTAAACTTTGGATTTGGAACAAGAACAGGACCATAATGAATAGAACTTTAAAAAGACCGATGTTTAGAATAGGTGGATCAGCAGGCACTGGTATCACATCAGGATTAGATCAGCCACAGAAAATGGCTAACGGTGGTAGAATAAAATATCGACAAGGTAGTATGCCTAATTTTCAAATGAGTGGGCTACCAGGTTTTGCAACATCTTTTGGTTTAAATCTTTTAGCAACACCACCACAAGGTAATATATTTCAAACAGCAGCAGTAGCTGCAAGAGATCCATTTGATAGACTACAGGCAAGTCAAGCAGCAGCTAGAAAAACAGGGATGGAAAGAGATTTTTTAAGAAGTGAAAGAGAAGCTAGTGATGAGTCTGCTATGGATAGATTAAAATTAAAAATTGAATCTGATGAAAGAATTGCAGGCATGAAAAGTGATGATGCATTATATAATGTAATGTTAGAACAATATATTGAAAACGATTTACCACCACAGGCAGCTGAAAGAGCAGCTTTATTTTCTACAACAAAAGCAGATGAATTAAGAAATGCTGTTAGTGGAAGATATGGTGGTGTTTTACAATTTGATATAAGAGATCCTAATAATCAAAAACAAGTTCGTAAAAATTTGGATGGTAAAGTAGTTTATGATCCATATGAAGATAACTATAAGTATATAGTCGTTAGAGATGGTGAAGTTTTCTTTGATGAATTTGATTCAATTGCAGAAATTAAATTTCCAGAAATAAATGTAAGAGAGCAAAAGAAAATGAAACCAGCTCCAGACGTATTTTCTCCAAAAGTGGAAGACGTAACAGGAGCTTAGAAAGCAAATGTCTTTAGAGCCGCTTTTTCCTGCCGAGCAGAATAATGAAGTGTCTTGGTATACTTCTGGTCTTGCAGGTATTGTATCTGGAGGTATTAAAGTTGTTGAAGGAGCTTTCTCGTTAGGTGCAGAACTAGTTGATCTAGGTCTTGATACTAACACAGCAGCACAGGTCGAAATATTTTTTGACAAATTAAATCCATTAGAAGAAATTGCAGAAGAAACAGGTGTTGGTAAATTAACACAAGCATTAGTACAAATTGGTGTACCAGGTGGTGCTGGTTTTAAATTAGGTACAAAATTATATAATAGATATTTTGAAGCAAAAAAAGCTGGTAAATTAGTTAGTGCTGGTTCTAAAAATTTAGCAAAACAAAAACAGATAGCAGATAAATTAAACAAAGAAGCTGGAGTGCCAAGATTTGCAGTAGGAGCTATAGGTGGTGCTGCAGGAGAAGCATTTGTTGCTGATGTTGAAGAGATAGGAAGTTTTGGAGATATATTTGATAGAGGACCTACACAGTTAGATGTGTTTGCATTAGATGGTGGTAGACAAGATGCTACTAGAAAACTAATGAACAGATTTAAATTTGGTAGTGAAGCATTACTTTTAACACCTTTTGCAGCTGGTATTGGTATAGGTGCAAAAGCTATAGCTACAAGAGGAAAAGAACTTGCATATAGTAACTCTAGAATAGATAGATTTTTTAATAAAGTTGCAGAAGCGTTCACGCCTGAAGGACCATTGACCAGAGCTATATTTGGATCTCAAAAAGTTATGGAAGGATTTAGATCTGCAGATCTTAATAGAGCAACAGAACTTGTAAGAAATTTAGATAAATCTATATCAAGAGCTTTTCCACAAATGCAAGATGCATTGGACAGATCTTTAACAAAAAAAGAAAAAGATTCTTTTTACAAAGAAATAAATGATTTAATATTAGATGGTGATTTAACTAAACTATCTGATCCAAAAAAATTAGAGGCTTTTGAGGCATCGTTAAAAGGTAAAAATGTTGATGATACAGTTGTTAAAGAAATTACTACAACTATTGATGAGGCAAGATCTACTATAGGTAATTTAATAGATTCTACAGGTAAATATAATCCAAAAGAATTAAAAGATATATTACAACAAAGAATAAAAGGATTAGTTAATAATACTTATAAAATATTTGAAACTAAACCTGTGTTAGGAATGTTAGGAAGATACAAACCAACTGACGATTCTATTACAGGAGCAATAAATTTTTTTAGAAGACAAATTGCACAATCAAACAAAGATGCAACTTTTGATCCAAAGAGTACAAAATATTATGAAGATGCAAAAGATATTGTAGATAGAATAATAGAAGATGGTCTTAAAGCAGCTAAATCTAAAAAAGGTTTGGCAGATCCAACTTATGTTAAAAAAACTTTAGAAGACTTACCAGGTGAAAGATTTGTAAAAAAATTTATAGAAAAAACAGGAGCACCTCCTGCTGTAATTAGAAAATTAATGGGTGAAATGAAAGATCCACGATACTCTATATTTAATGCTATCACAGAATTATCTGGCATGGCTAGAACTAGCGCTATGTACAAAGAAATGTTTGATACTAATGCTGCTACACAAGCAGCTGGTGGTAAAGGATCTTTTTGGAACTCTAGACAAGAAGCAAGAGATGCAACAAACAATGCTGTTAAGATAGTAAAATTAGATGATAAATTATCGGGACTTGCAGATTTTAGAGCAGGTAGAATAAGTAATCCTTTAGGTCAAAAATATACAACAGAGGCTATCGCAGATGGTTTAGCAAAAGCAAACGGATTAACAGAAGGATATTTTATTCAAGCGGTAAGAGGTAGAGAGGGTGCAACTGCTGCAGAAAAAGGTGCATCATTTCTTTACAGAAATCTTTTATTATTTCCAAAAGCAACAGCACAATTAGCAAAAACAGTTTTATCTATCCCTACACACTTACGTAATTTAATAAGTGCTGGAGCATTTGCTGCAGCTAATGGTGTATTAACAGAGGGTTTAATAAATCCTAAATTATTAGGAAACGCTTTTAGAAAAGGTTGGGAAATATCTGGTGTAGCTAATTTAAAAAATACAAGATTTAAAGATGCGGATTTTGAAAAAGCATACAGAGAATTATTAGAACTTGGTGTTGTAAACTCACAAGTGCAGATAGGAGATTTAAGAAATCTTTTAAGAGATGTAAACTTTGGTGATAGTATTATGGATTTAGATAAAGTTGTTAATCCTATGTTAGCTAAACTTAAAAAAATACCAGAATACTTACAAGGTAAGTATGTTGCAGAGGATGATTTTTGGAAAATTACAAATTACTTTGTAGAGTTAAATAGAAGAGACGCTGCATATAGAGCCGCAAATATAAAAAAACCTCTTGATGAATTAAAAAAAGAAGCAGCTGACATAGTAAAAAATACTGTGCCAAATTATAATTTTGTTGGAGATATTGTAAGAACAGCTAGAGTATTACCAGTTGGTAATTTTATGTCGTTTCCATCTGAAATGATTAGAACAACAACTAATATTGGTAGCCAAGCTATGAAAGAAATGAGACATATACCTGCTCCAGGTGAAATTATTAGAGGAACTGATATTGCCCCTGTAGTTTTTATAGAAGGTAAAGGTCTTGTTAAAAATAATAATCCTATGTATTCAATAGGTGTAAAAAGAGCTACGGGTATGGCATTTACTTTAACAGCTGTGCCTACGATGTTTGTTGAAGGAGCTAAAGCATTATATGATGTTACCGAGGATGAACTTCAAGCTCTACGTAGATTTGTTCCTGATTGGTCAAAAAATTCTACATTAGTTCCTGTTCGTGGTGATGATGGCACATTAAAATATATAGATTTTAGTCACAGTAATGCCTACGATTTAATTGGTAGACCGTTTAGAACTATGTCTAATGAAATCATGTCAGCAACAAAAGACGGTGACACAATATTAAAAGGATTTACAACAGGTGTAGAAGAAGCAATGACAGAAATAGCTGCACCATTTATTGATGAATCTATTTGGACAGAGGCCGCTGCAGATATAAATTTATATCCTTTACTACCAGGTAGAGATGGTAGAACCAGAGATGGTAGAGTATTATACACAGATCAAACACCTGTTGGTGATAGAGCATATATAAAATTTAGACATTTGATGGAGGCGTTATTACCATCTTACAAACAATACATAAGATTAGGTCAAGCAGCTTTAGAAAAACCTACGAAGACAGGAAAAATTTTAGAACTTAACGATCAGATTGCAGGGTTTGCAGGGTTTAGACCTATTGAAGTAGAACCGTTAGATGCTATGGGATTTAAAATTGCAGAATATCAAAGAGGTATTAGAAATGCACGAAGAGAATTTACAGGTGGTTTCTTTGGATTGTTAAGAGGTGGACCAATTGATCCTGATGATATTATTTCAAGATACTATGAATCAAATAAAGCAAGATTTAATGTTATGAAAGAAATGAATAAAAACATTAATGCAGCTCAAATATTAGGAACAACAACTTCTTCTTTAAGAAAAGAATTTTCTGATAGACAATTATCAACAGAAACATTTAATGATTTAAGAAGAGGGAAATACGAACCATATTTTCCATCAAAAGATATACAAGATAGATTTAGAGAAATTGCAAGAAATTTAGGATCAGCTAATCCATTTCTTGCAGTAGCACCAACGTTAAGAGCAATGAGATCACAAATGAGATTTTTAACTTTAGATGATACGTTTGATCTTGATTTAAATGATTTCTTATTAGGTAGTATACAAACACCACCATTACCAAACACACCGCAGCCAAATGTAAATACACAAGTATCAGCTGCAAATACAGAACAAATTAATCCAACAACTAACTTGACACGTACTGAACAAGCTTTATTATCACCAGAGGAACAAATTATCCGGGAGAGGTTAAGGAGAACATAATGGCGAGAAAATCGGCGTTACAAAAAATTGAATCACACGAAAAACTTTGCAGGATAATGCAAAAGCAAACGTTTGAACAAATTAAAGAAATGCAGGATCGAATCAAAAGATTAGAGTATTGGATCGTTGGCGGCATGGGAGCTGTATTAATGATTTTACTAACAGATATAGCATGAACCTTACGCGTAACTTCACCTTATTAGAGCTTACTAAATCAGACACAGCCATACGTAAGGGCATAGATAATAATCCTAATGCTGATCAAGTAGAAAAGTTAAAAGCATTGTGTGAGAATATTCTCCAACCGGTGCGTGACCATTTTGGCAGAGTTAAGGTGACCAGCGGATTCCGTAGCCCTATCTTGTGCCAGGCCATAGGATCGAGTCAGAACAGCCAACATGCAAAAGCTGAGGCGGCCGATTTTGAATGTCCAGGTGTGGACAACGTTGAACTATTTGATTGGATTAAAAACAACCTTTCACCAGACCAGCTTATCCTGGAATTCTATACTCCAGGTGAACCTAACAGCGGGTGGATACACTGCTCGTGGATTGAGGGAACACCAAGAGCATCATTCTTACACGCGTTTAGAGAAGACGGCAAAACAAAATACAAACCTATTCTAGGTAACGCAAAAGATATTTTAATTTAATACGTAATTAAAAGCGATAGACAATCTCTCCGAAACATTTTTACCAACCACATAGTGTAATAACCATGCTGGAAAAATTATTAATCCATTTGTTATAGGCTTTATTGTCCACGCTGTAGAGTTATATTCATTCCAGTTAACTATGTTTTTAGATTCTATAGCGTATTGAACTTGCTGCACAGGGTTCATAAATTTTATTACAGATACATTTTCATCTGCAAGAGGGTAATAAACACAAGCTAATTGCACGTTAGGATGCAAGTGAGGTTCTATTATTTCTTTAGCTTTATTACTGTTTATCCAAGATCTAACACATACAGGTTTTATTTTATCTTGATAACCCATTTTTTTACTAACAACTTTTACATGACTATTAATTTTTTGTATTAAAGGTTTTAATAAAATGTGGTCAGGTAAATCTACTTGATTATGATCTGAGGGATTTAATAATTCTTGTTTACAAATTTTAATTATACTTTTATTGTCTACATTTAGTGTAGTTTGATAAACAAAATTACTAAACATATTTACAAACATTTAAGTAATCCTATTTAAAGTAAAATCAAAAGATAAAATTTTTTTCTTAAAATTTATTTTATTTGGCTCTGAGTAATGTGTTAAAAACTGTGGGACTATCATCATGTCACCCTCTTTTACCTGTGGTGTGTATAATACACTTCTATCTTCCTCATTATTCCATGGCTGTATGTATGTGGTTTTGGGTGAGTCTGATTTCATATCAAGATATAATATACCTGCATACCCTTGAGAGCTGTGGTTATGTGGAACATGATAATGTCCTTTGTGATACACGACAGACCAAACTCTTTCCAATAATATTTTAGAATTAAACTTTGTTCTTATCAGACTAAACTCATCCTTAAATATATCTCTAAATTCTGTGGTAATACTACATTTATCTCTATTACTATAAAAATTAAGACGAGGCGTTTCTGGATATCTAGCTAAAATTTTTTCTAGTTTTTTCTTTTTGTTTTTAAAATCTATACAAGTGATCTTAAAAAACTCTATCTTGAATATTGGTTCTATCTCGTATTTTATATCCATGCTTTTAATTCTTCACCTAATACTTCTGATGCTATATTTATCTTATCACGTAATGCTTTTACGATCTTTTCATCAACTGTATCTTCTGCTATAAGATCAACATATGTTACCGATTTTGTTTGTCCTATTCTGTGCGCTCGGTCTTCTGACTGCAATCTTTTTTCTAAATCGTAACCATTAGAATAATATATAACAGTGTTTGCTTTTGTAAGCGTAATACCATAACCACCAGTCTGTGTTGTACCAACTATAAATCTACACTCATCACCATTTTGAAATTTTTTAATATTTTCTTGTCGCTCTTCTTGTGGCGTTAATCCGTAATAATCAACCACGGATCCCGGACCATACTTTTCACTTATAGCTTTTATAATTTGGGTTACATCTCTTTGATAGTTAGCCCAAATTATTGCTTTACCTTCTGTTTCTTCTAATACGTTCATTAGTTCTGTAATTCTATTGTTTGGCACTAATTGCACACTGCCATCATCTGCAGTAAAATGACCACAAGTTATTTGATGTAAACGCATTAACTGTGTAAGCACTGTCATTGTAGTTGTGACTTTACCATTTAATACAGCCATAGCTGCTTTCTTCATTTGATCGTATATTTTTCTCTGTTCTCCTGTAAGAACAATATGTCTTTTAGTAAAATTTTTAGGTGGTAAGTCTAAACAATCTTCTTTTAAAACTCTGTATGAAAAAGGTTGTAGTTTATCTGATAGCTCTGATAAATTTTGAAATGCATGCACAACTTGTATTGACCTACCTCTTAAATGCATTGTCTTCATTTCTGCATATCTATTACGAAAAGAATAATACGAAGCATGATTTAAATGATACGGATCAAGAAACTCACACTGTGTATATAAGTCCAAAGGATTTTTTGTAATAGGAGAACCAGTCATTATTCTTCTATACTTTGCATACTTACCAAGACCTATAATATTTTTAGTTCGTTTAGCTGTTGGTGTTTTAATAGTTGTAGACTCATCAATAGCCATTAATACTTTATGTGAGTTTAAAAATTTAGATGCAAACTTGATACCTTTTTCTGTGCTAAACGCTTCAACATTCATAACTAAAATATGTAAAGCTGTTTCTATTTCAAATAAAGATTCTAGTTTTTCTTGTTGTCCTTTCGTAATGTTAGCTTGCCACAATACAGTCACATTTTCTATATGGGTTGGTAAGTGTGTAGGAAGCTCTTGCTCATACCAAGTTTTTATTACACCCTTGGGAGCTATAATTAATGCACCATCAATCTTGCCTTTATCATAAAGCATAGACATATTGTCGATTAATACTTTTGTTTTACCAGTACCCATCTCCATAAAATATGCATACGTTTCTTTATTCCATGACTTTTCTAAAGCAGTCAATTGATGCTTATATGGTTTAGTCTTAAATTTATAATTCATCTTTCTATTGACTTTAATATAAAGGATGTTATATGATTTGTCAATGTCAGAAAGAAAAGTTTATGTAATACAGGAAATTCCAGGAAGTCAGGCGGGCAGTCCTAAAATAAATATTATAGGTGCCTCTAAATATTCTACATCAGGTAAGTTTAATTTTTTGTTACCGGAATTTTCTCAAATGATTTTTTCTCCTGGTCCACTTATTTATAAGTTAAGACAAGGTTTAAAAAAGTTTACAGTTAAAGATTATTTGTTACTTACAGGTGATCCAGCAATCATAGGTGTTGCATGTTCTATTGTATCTGATATTACCGGAGGAAAATACAATGTATTAAAGTGGGACAAACAAGAAAGAAAATATTATCCCATTGAAATTAACTTATATGAGAAAGGAGAAATCGATGACAATTGATTTTGAAAAAGACCAACAGGATGCAATGAAAAGAACTGATAATATTCAGTCTCTTGCAGACCAAGTTGAAAAGTTAGAGGACTTACAAAAAAGACTCGAACTACAAGAAGAAAATATGAAAAGCACCAAAGCAGAAATACAAAAAGTTTCTGGTGACATTATACCAACTATGATGTCTGAAATGGGTTTAGCAGAATTAAAACTTCATGATGGATCACATCTGAAAGTTTCAACGTCGTATCGTGCCACTATTACAGAGGCAAATAAAGAAGCGGCGTTTAACTGGCTTCGTGAAAATGGCTTAGGCGATATAATCAAAAACGAGATATCCGTATCGTTTGGTCGTAACGAGGACAACAAGGCGGCTGATTATGCCGAACTTGCAAAGAGTAGTGGG